GTGCATCCCGTGTGCGGAGGTACTCATGGACTCGATAGAGTCGCTCGATCCCCGGTGTGTTGTTTTCGATCCAGCTCTCGATGTTGCCGTTGCACCATGCGTCTTCCATCAGGTGCACTTCGTCAACCTCATCGGCCATGTCCGCCGCGTAGGCTTCGATCATGGTCTGGAGTTGGTTGTGATCCCACGTTTCCACCTCGCCCCACTGACGCCAGTCAGACGTGTAGAAGGAAATGAACCCGCTGCGTGAGGTGTGCCGCTCCTCAGCCTTTTCGGTCATCGTTCCCGGTGAGATGTTCTCGAACATCCGCCGCGCCTCAGTGGCCGCAAGCGTCACGAAGATGCGATCGGTCTCGAAGTTGTAGAACTTGGGAGACTGCATCGACTCGAAGCACGCCTCGAATCCCACGGCTTCGCAATACTCCTCAACGAACCGCGCCGCGTAGCTTTTCTGGACATCGTGCCAGCTACAGGAATACGTCAGGCGCTCCACAAGGCCCCGGTTCGCGTCCCCTTGATCGTCAGAGAACATCGACTGTGCCGCGTAGTCCAGTTGCGCGTCATGCGCGCTCCCGTAAAAGCCCGCGAAGGGAATGCAGGCGGCCAGTAGTTGTGTCATGTCAGTACCCCATGCTGCGTTGATAGCGAGCCATATCGGCCCGTGCGTCAATCAGGGAAGCCAGCGCAGCCTTGAAGGCATCGCGGGCATCAGTGAGGCGCTGGCGTAGGTCTTTGCAGAGCCGCGCGCCAAGCGCACCGATCCCCTGCTGTTCACGCCATGCGTCCCGTGCATCCTTGAAGGCATCGCGGGCGTCAGCGAGGGCCTCCTCAGCCGCCATCTCCGCGTGCCAGTAGCTTTGGTACTCGCACTCACGCTCAGCGTTGACGCGCGCCAGTTCGTCACCGGCCCGCGCTGCATCCTCAGCCGTATCAAACAGGCGGAGCTTCCCGCGCATGGCGTCCAGCACCACGTAACCGCTGTCTACGCTTTCGATGTAGCCCGCGAGGAACAAAGTGCGGCCCTTGCGGGAAGGGAGCTGCCACACGTTGCCGCGATACGTGGCATCAGCGAACTCGAAGTCAGTGAACCAGCCCGTGTGCCCAATGCTCCGCACGAGGGCATCACTCGCCCCGATGTCGCGGAGGTGGCGCATCACGGCGCTATCGACGCTCGCGTGGTTGCCGCACTTGCTGAAGTTGAAAGCTGGCATTGTCGTTGTCCCGTCAGAAACCAGTGAGGCCCACTTAGGATCGAATGGGCCTCGCTTGTGTCTGTCAGTTGAACCAGCGGCGAGCCACGCTCAAGCTCAGCTCCCGCTTCGCCACGCGGCGGATGTTGTCTCCCCAGCTTTCGTCTTCGCTCGCCGGCTTGTTGTCATCGCGCCAGTAGTCCCACAAGGCGGAAGACAGCACGGCGCAGACCGCGCGGCGGTACTCAGTCGGGAAGTATTGGCCGGCGCAGTAGCTCAGCCGTTCCCCATCCCACGACAAACGGCCCGAAAAGGAACCCGTAAGAGCCAGCTTGAGTGCAGGCGCGTCGATGCTGCGACGCTCGACAGCGCGTAGCAGTTCTTCCGCGTGGTGGCGATCCTTCGTGATCCCCCGCATCTCGCTGCGATACGAACTCACATCCCCGTAGTTCGCATACTCCAGCCCCGGCCGTTGCGCGATGAATTTCCACAGTGCCGCAATGATCGCGTCGCGTTCGTCGATAGAAGTCATGTCGTCATCCCTCAAAACCAATCAATCATTAGTGCGCAATGAAGCCCACGAAGGTCACGACAGCGATGCTCACGGCAGCGCAGTAGCCCACAAGGTTCGCCAGTACGCGGCGGTTGCTACGACAGGGCCGCATGGGTGCCGGCTTGTACCCCATGGACACTGCGGGGCGCTGCGGCTGGCGATTGTGGAACGGGTACGGGTTACGGTCTGCACGCATGTCATGCGCTCCTTGTGTTGGGTAGGAACCAGTGAAGCCCCCTCAACGAATCGAAGGGGCTGCGCTTGTGCCTAGTAGGTGAAGCCAGCAAAGAGAACCGTTCCCGGCTTGACGTACAGCCATCGGTTCGTGTCTTCCACATCCACCAGTTGCCAGCGTTTCAGGTCAGCGCGGTAGCACTCGACCATGTAGACCTTTCGCGCTGACTCCTTGCGCTTGACGTACTCACCCTTGAGTTCGTGTACCGGCTTGCTGCATTCGTGATCGAGCATCGTGCCCCCCTTCGTTGTCCGTGAACCGTGGCGTTGTCTTCTGCGGCCCTTGAAGCGTGTCTCGCTATCCATGTCCCACTCCCGTTGTGCACCCCTTGAATGCTTCCAGTCATGCCGTCCGGTGCGTAGGCGGCATGAGTCGAGTCACTCAGTGCATCTGTGGCATCGTCATCAGGCACGCCGGGTGGCGCCGCTGGATCGTGAATAGCCGTGTCAGGTGTCGGTCGGTGTTGCGTTGACCGTGTTGCATACACTACATCATGTTTGATCGTTGTCAAGTCAGCAAGTATCAATCCGTATTGCAGTGCCTAGCAAGGCGAGCGGCAGGGCCGTCATTTGCGGTTCGAGTTCGTCGGGGGCCATTCGGCTAGTCCCTTGGTTCCCTTGCCGCTCCGCGCTATCCCTAGGGAAGCTCGCGGTGCCTTGTGATCCTTCACTGCGCTGGCCGGTGAGCTGGCGAGCTGGTCGGTGGCGTCGTGCCGTGACTTGGATGCAAATATACAGCATGTTTGATCGTTGTCAACACCTCAAGCATCTGGAAGGCGGAAAACGATAGATAGCCCATCAGGCGCCGTGCGTGGCCTTGTGGGGCCGTGGATGATTGCGTGGGGCCGTGGGTTGCCTAGGAGATCGCGTGGGGCGTGTGGGGCAGCGCATGAGGCCGGCGAGGGCACGGCAGGGCATCGGCGAAAACTACAGATGAGGACAGACAAGCACACGCGCATTGCGGCCCGCTTGGGGCCTTGCTTGGCTCATTCGGGGCCGTTGCGGGCTGCATCGGGGCTGCTAGGGCATAGCGCAGCAGATATACAGGCTGGCGCGGATGGCTCAGTGGTGCGGGCTAGGGCCATCAAGTGCCGCCACAGGTGCCGCGAGGGCATCGGGATAAGGCAGCGCGCGCGCGTTTCTTCACGTCACGACGCGAGGCGCGCGATCATTGACGCGGGCACGGGGGGATGCGCGCGGTTCAGAATCTATGGATACCCCAACGAAAATCTCTGCTGAACATTTCAGGGGCCTGGGATGACCCCTTCAGGACACCGAAGGACACAGCTTGGCGTCGATAGTGCCGTGTAGCTCCGCGTGGGTCACCGTGCCGGTAGCAGGATCGACCGTCAGCTCCAGGCTGCACGAGACGGGAGACGTGCTGTAGCCGGTGACCGTCGAGGTGTAGCCGCTGAAGAACTGGCCGTTCACGGAACCGGAGAAGCTCCCCGAGGACACCTGCGGGTTCGTTTGGACACCTGTCTGCTCCCAGCGATAAAGCTTCTCACCCGTGCCGGGATCAACCACGATCCACTTTCGCGGCCCGCCGTTCACCATGCACATGGGGCTGGTGTAGGGCTTGCCGTTTGGAGCGATGTCGGTACAGGAGGATGGGTCTTTAACCTCCTTCCGTACCTCGCCCTTGTTGTCGATGCGGGACGGCTTGCCGAGTTGGGCCACGGCCACAGCTACAGGCTGACCTTGCCAGCGGGAGGCCACGGACTGGAGGTGCTTCGGGGAGGAGGCGCAGCCCGTGAGGGCCAGGAGGGCGGTCACCGCAAGAGTCCGTCGCAGCATCTTTCAAGTCCTTGTACGTGTTGAGGAAATGATATAACCGGGAACATAGGAGCAAGGGAAGGAGCAAGAGAACCTAATGATCTCTTTAGGTGTCATGTAGAGCACCTCAAGAGTCATCAGGAGGAGAGCGGGTGATCTCCTTCCTCATCCCCTCACGCAGCCCAGGGAAGGGGGTAGGGAGGGATCACCGAGGTGACCACTCCCACTGTTCCCCTGCTCACACCTTCAGGGCCTTGATGGTCTCCACAGGCAACCCGGAGTTCGGGTCAAGCTCACAGGCGATCTTCACGGCCACTGCTGCGGACTTGCCGGCGTGCATGGCGCCGAGGGCGAAGTCAGCTCCGCTACCGATGGCATAGCGAGTCCCTGTGATGTCCATTGCGAGACCATCGCCACTGTAGTGAACAACACGCCCGTCTAGGTGCATGACCAGGGTGTCGTACTCCCCTTCGGGGATGGTCGCTGGGTCGCCGAAGAAACTGCGGAAGAAGCGGTGGATGTCCGCAACGATCCCCGCACCGGCCCCTCGGGAGCCATCAGGGAGCTGCTGGACTTTCGAGCTGGTGTGCATGAAGCCCCCAGCGATGCGAGTGTCCACCGCGATGTTCTTGCCGTCGTAGGCGACAGTGGTCACTTGGTCTCGGTCAGAGCCTTGAGCATCGAATCGAACTCAGCGACCTCGGCACGATAGTCGGCGATGAACTCCGGGATGTGCTTGGCGACGTGGACGATGGCGACGATGGCAGCGGAGGCAGGCAGCAACGTGTAGCGAAGGAAAGGCCACACACGCGGGAACCGGGTGAGGAAGCGGCCGAAGGAATTGAGGTTGCTCATTTGCTACTCCAGAGTTTGATCTCGGCACCACGACGATTCGTGAGGCCGTCATTGATTCGGAGAACGCCATTGACGGTCTCCTTGTTCCACCGCGCGAGCTGCACGGGGACGGACGCGTAGTCGCCTGCATTGAGCAAGCGAAGCAGCGTGGAAGTCAGGAACTTGGTCTCGCCCTCGTTGAACACAAAGGACACGAGAGCGATCCACTGCGGCTCCGTAAGAGCGACGTGGACATTCTTGGATACGCAGTTGGTGGCCCACGCGAGATCGCGTAGGAGGAGCGCACGCGAGGTCTCAGGGGTGATGCGGAGACCAGGGGTAACGTCGAGGCCGGTGTGGCCCACGCCGATGGTCAGGGTGCCGTTGGTGTCACGATATGCGACAAGCCTTTCCCCCTCGACTTTGACCATGAAGTCGAGGAGGCGGGTGGTGATCTGATAGGTTATGGGTACTCCAGGGGGAAGGAATGACTTATGCGCTTTCGACTGTTCGCTGTTGCTGCTGTGTGCGCTTTATGTGCGCCGGGAATCGTGTCGGCGCGCGGCTACACTGTTTACGGGGCCGGAGCCGCAAGCTGTGGCACCTGGACAACTGACCGAGCGCACCATCTCGACGCAGATCTCCTGGGATGGGTCGCCGGTTTCGTCACGGCTTCCGGTTACTACGATGTGGATGGCGCGCTCAAGCAGGAAGACACCAACGCGCTAGACGCCTATGTAGACGCGTACTGCGCGGCTCACCCGCTTGATCGGGTCGAAATAGCTACGCAGCACCTCGTTGACGATCTTATGGACAAACCAACTCAGTAGTTGTCGCAGAAGTTTGGCCCGGAGGGTCGATGAGGGTAAGCGAATGCAGAACAACGATCTAAACAACACGGCACGGGATACGATAGAGAAGTTCCGTCGCGACCTGCACGGGGTCGTGTTCCGTGGAGAGCCTGTGGCAGCAAATATAGGCGGGGTAGTCGGCCAGAACAGCAGCGCTGTGAGTGTCCTAATCGAGCAACACAGAGACGTGCTAGACCAGCTCGCTGCGAAGTGCGTAGAGCAATATCGCTGGGTCAATCAATACGCTCTCATTCCGAGCTGGATACATACAAGAGAGTGGGAGCTGTATACGAAGTCACAGCTCCAAGCGCTGCTTCAGTTCTGCGATCAAAGGCTGCATGCTCTGCTGCCTGCTTACGAGTCCAACGGGCTTAAGCACGACGGCTATCTGGACATTCTGCGGAGGCACCATGAGGACGTCGAGACGAACGTGGTTCTTATGCTAAGAACGGCGCGCGCAGAACAGAAACGTGCGACAGCGAGGATGGGCCTCAGCTTGTTGGAGAGGGTCTTTTGGCTCGCGGTGGGCGCGGTGATTAGTGCGGTTGTTCTATCTATTCGCCCACCGCATTAGCTATCCTTTGCGGCCGCTCAGTAGTTGTCGAAGAAGTTCGGCGCTGCCGGCCGATGACCGAAGACGCTCTCCGCGAACTTCGCGTACTCGATCTCCATCAGCTCCTCCATCCGCTTGTCTTCCTCGCGGGAGATGTCGCGGTTGAGGTACTCGCTCCAGTACGCGACGGCCATTGCGAGCGCATCGAGTCTGTCGTCGTGCCGTAGGGCGCCACGGTCGCGGGTGATCCGCGTGAGCTGGTGGAACAGTTGGAACTTCGGTTCGCACTTCTGATCCGCACGCATGAGCGCGGCATCCACGATCAGTCGGTGCTGGTTGAGCACAGGCTCCAGCGTGTCGATGATGCGGCGTTCCTTCTGACCGACACTGCGAGTCTCCTCGACAGCGCACGGGTAGATGCGGCGGAGCACAGGCTCCAGCAGCTTGATGAACATGCCGTCGCCGAAGTTCGACTCGACCAGGATCATCTTGACCTTCTCGGCACGGGCTACGTGCGCGATCTGCTCAAGAGCCTCGTCGTCATAGCCGCCCTTCAAGCCCCCTGCACGACGCAGGAAGACCATGCCGCGCAGCAGCTTGGTCACGGTGTAGCCCGTCTCGTCACCGCCGCGTCCCGAGGGATCGACGGACATGACGGAGCCGGTGTACTCCTCGACTTCCTTGGCGAGATACATCGGTCGGTGCAGGCGGTCACCAGTGAATCCCACAGCGGGGATGTCGTCGATCACCTGCTCTTTGCCAGAGGCCCACATGATTCGGATGGGTGCCGCTTCGCGGTCTACGTCCATCACGATCAGGTCGGATAGCTTCAGCGGATACCGCTCAGCATCGGACAGCGTGGTGTCGAGCATGAATTGCAGCAGGAACCCGCCGCGACCATAGGACGCCTCACGGCGAAGAAGGTCATCCTCATGGAACCGGGAAGGCTCCACGGGTTGCCATGCAGACCCAGGGTTGGCCTCGAAGTGATCCGCGATGAACGGAGCGAGCCGACCGCTGTACTGGTTGAAGTGCTTGCGATCCTTCGGATACCGCGCGGGCCAGATGCGAATCTCATAGCCACGCGAGGGGAGCTGGTTGTAAATGGACTCCTCGGTCTGAGGTGTGCCCAGGTAGACGATCTCTGCGTGAGCCAGTGGCTTCAGGATCGCGTCGAACTCTTTGATGAGTTCACCCAGCTTCTCGCGTTGAGCGACAGTGGCCGAGTTCTTCACCACTTCCACGTCATCCGCGATGATCGTGTCGGCGCGTGAGCCGGTGAGCTGGCCGGTGATACCGACAGACTTCACGGAAGGGGACTGGTCGGGTTTCGCAGGGCCGACATCGAACGCGAGGTTCGAGTTGCGCTGGTCGCCCTTGGGCTTCAGATGAGCCAGTTCGGGAATGGTCTCGATCAATCGCTTGGTGAAGATCGAGAAGGCGTCAGCGCGATCTTTGGATGCGGAGACGACGAGTACCTTGTGTTGCGCGTCTTTCCACAGGAGCCAGCAGACATACGCTGCGGTGATCCAGGATTTCCCGATGCCTCGGAAGGCTTCGATGACGCGGCGGCGAGGGCCGTATTGCAGGTAGGCAGCGATGTCGTACTGGACAGCAGTCGGCGCCGGTAGGCCGAGCTGCTGCCAGATATGGTAGACAAAGTTACGGAAGTCCTCGAACGGATGCGGCTCGCTCAATGGCTCCGGTCAGAGCTTGCGTCGAAGGGGAACTCCTTGAGCTTGTCCGCCAGCTTGCCAGCGGGACTGCCAGGTACGATGACGGCTTCGATGCCGTTGTCTTTGACGAACTGTCGGGCGACGTTGAGGATCGCAGCGAGTCCCTTGGTGTCCGTATCCATGCTCTCGATGGTGTCGGTGAGCTTGTTGGCGATAGCGGAGTGCAGGGCTTCGAGTGCGTCCTTACTTGCTGCCACTACCGCCACCGAGGAAGCGAGCGAACAGACTCTCCAGCGCGGTCGTCCCGAGGGACGCCAGGGCCGCAGCGAGACCCACATGGGCCGGGAAGGACAGCGTGGGGAAGATCACGACGGCCAGCGCGGCACTCATGCTGAGACCGGCCGTGGTGATGCAGCGGGCGAGGGCGATCTTCCAGTTGGAAGGGCCGCTCGAAGCAAGGGTTTTGCCGAGGCCGATGACGGCCCCGGTGATGCCCAAGGTAGCGAGTAGTTTCGTGTCGTTGTCCATGGTTACTTGTTGGTCGAGTAGGAGAGGGTGTAGTTCACGTACACCACGAAGGACGATTGGCCGTCCGAGATGGTGCAAGCCAGCACGCCGGTGATGGCGCCGACAGCGGCAGTCACGACACGGGAGATGGTTGTGGACTGTCCGTTCGGGCTGGTGATGGTCGGGGCGACGCCGTTGCTCACGGAGACGATTGACCAGGTGTAGCTGTACGAGCCGTTGCCGTTTGCACCGTAGGCCGCTGTAGCATTCGAGGTGACGTTGCCGGAATTCGGGACACCCTGCGCGCCACCTGAAATGCTGGTGGGACTGGCAGAGCCGCTAACGGGTGTGTAGGCAGCGAACGCGAGCACCCAGGCGCCTCCCTGTCGCCTGTAGATGTTTCCGATCTTGGTCTGGATGCCGCCGGTCTTACGTGCTTGTCCTTGCACCGGATCGCGCCACCCGCCGCCGCTTCTAATCTTCAGCATGGGTCACCAAATCCACAGGTCACCGTCTTGCGCAGCGCCGCCTGGGTCACTGCCCTGGACGAAGATGCGCGGCATGCCTACCCAACCAGCACTGTTCGCCCATAGCCTGTTCATCTGGCCTGCGAAGTACGCGTTGCCATTGTGCTGAAGGCCGCTGCCGTTGCCGTTGATGTACGCACCGCCGTTACTTTGGGTGGTCAGGCTGTTGCCTGCTACCTGACCGGCACAGTTCCAGTTCGTGACGCCTTCGTGGATCACGCGGTACGCGTTGGCACCCATCGACCAGCCGCCGACCTTCCACTGGTTGTCGGTGTCGATACCGAAGTGGGCGCCGTACTGACCGTCGCGGAGGAAGGACATGACGGCCGCTGCGTACTGGTTGTTGTTGTTCGCGATGCACAGCGCGGTGGCGTTGTTGTTGACGATCCCCGAGATGTTAGGAGGGCTACCGCTGGCGAGAACCGTTCCGTCTTTGGAGGTACGCACGCCGACAGGCAGATAGCTGCCAGGGTCGAAGTTGCCCGCATGCCACACGGCCTTACCGTTGACCTTGTAGCCACCCAAGGTGTCCCACGTACCCGTGCGGGCGTCGTACACGCCACGAACCGTATCCGTGTAGTCCGCAAGACCGAGGCCCCAATGCAAATGCACACGGCTGTTGTGGGTAGCGTAGGAGGCGCCATCGCCCGCACCTGACGCGAAGAAGCACCGACCTGTTGCCGAGGGCATATCAACGAGTCCCGAGAAGGCGGGACTTGCCAGCGGTGCCTTGGCATCAAGCGTGCCCTGTAGACCCGCGAGGTCGGAGATGCCGATCACCACGTTGCCGGTGCGGCCGGCGACAGTAGTGACGACGGTCTGGTTGTCGATGCGATCCCAGGAGTCGCCGTCGTAAACGAGCATGTCGCCTACGCCGTACTTGATGGTGCTGACGGTGCCGGCAGCGGAGACGATGTAGAAGTCGCCGACCTTCGGACTGTCCGGCATTGCACCGGATGCAGCAGACCACTTGCCTCGGTAGATCAGCGCGCCGATGGCGGTGAGGCGGGCCTGCTCGGCCCAATGGAACGCCGAGAAGTTACCAGGCGAGACCTGGACGTTCACCGGAGCGTTCGCGTATTGCAGGGCGAGGCCCTGCGCGGTTTCCGCAGCGCCCTTCGAGGACAACGCGGATGCCGCAGAGAAGCCGGCATTGTCGGAGTTGTTCCTGGAGGTCGTCGCGCTGCTGGCCGCAGCCACCGCAGACGCGTCAGCCGCAGCAGCCTTCGTGGTCGCCGTGGTTGCGCTTGTAGCAGCGTCAGTGGCCTTCGAGGTCGCGTTGGAAGCCGAGGTGCCCGCAGTGACCGCAGAGGCAGCAGCGGCATCCTTAGCGACAACGGAAGCGGCGCGGGCTGTGTCGGAGTCAGTAGCGGACTTCAGCGACGCCGATGCGAAGGCCGAAGCCTGCGACGAGGACGCCTGTGCTTGCGCGGCGGCACCCGTCAAGTTCTCCGTAAGGGACGTGACGGTCTTCTGTAGGGCCGGGAAGGTCGGCAGGGTGACGATGGCACCCGTACCGTCTTCCATATCCACCGTGCCGGTCTGCTTGGTGAGCAAGTCGCGCAGTGCGTTCTTGTATCCGTTCCACTTGTCGATCAGAGCGGAGATGCGAGCGGCTAGAGTCGAGTTCGAGATCGAGCCGGGGTTGTCGTTTGCGGAGATAGTTACCTCAGCCCGAGGGCGTAGATTGAGATGGCGGTGACGTGGAAGTAGTCAGGGCGAATCTGCCCGGTGCCGTCGATGCGAACGCGGTAGCTCACGGCGCCTGTGGCTGCACCGTCCAGGGCCATCATTGAGTCGTAGGCGGTGGAGGAGACGTTCATGTAGTAGGCGTGTTGCTTCATCACTACCCACGTCGAACCGACCAGCTTCTCCAGAATGATGAGTCCTGTGCAGGGGTTGGAGCCGGGGTTGTGGATCTCACACTCAACGTGCAGCACGGGCACTTGAGCTTCCCCAAGGAGCACAGGGGTCGTCAGGGTGATCTGTGCGCCGACACCGCCGACGTTCGCCGCGATGTCGCCAGTCCACGACGTGTAGGTGGACTTCTGCAAGTTGCCGATCATGTTCTGAGCGGTGATCTGTCCAGCGAACTTGGCGTTGCCCGAACGATCGACAGAGAAGACTGCGTTGTTCCAGTTCTTCGCCCCGGCACCGATCCACATCGGATAGGCATCGCCAGGGTTGTTCGTCATCTCGCAGCGGAACTCCAGCGGGTTGATGATCGCGCCGTTGCCGTCGAGCTGGAACGTGCGGAACGTACCGCCGTTCACCGTGCCCAAGTTGGCCGTGATGGCTGACAGGGAGTTCGCAGTGATCTTGTTGGCTGTCACTGAGCCATCGACGATGAGCTGACCCTGGATGCCCACGGTGCTCACGCCGCCGACCGTGCCGACAACGAACGGATACTTGAGTTGCGCCACGCCACCCGTAGTGGTGTAGGTCGGGGAGACCATGGCGAAGCGGTCAGCCATGACCGTGAAGGTCGAGCCAGTCTTGCTGTCGATGCCCAGGCCGATGCCGGCGATCACAGGGATGCCGTCGATCTTTCCGCCATTCATCTTGACCGACCAGTTCGCCTGCCATTCCGGGTTTGCACCAGGATCAGGATTGCCAACCACGAGGGCCTCGAAGCGGCTCTGTAGGTTCGCGAAGGAACCGTTGGAGAACGCCTCGACCTGGGTGGTCGCGATGGCCTGCGCGTAGTCCTTGGTGGCGTAGGAGGTCTGCATGGTCTGCGAGATGGCCTTGTCGGCCTTGTCGAAGTCCGCAGCGACCTTGGTGATCGCGGTGGATCGTGCCTCGGTCTCATTGGCAATCGCCTGCTTCACGTCGGTGATCTGCGCGATGCTGTCGTTGATGGCCGCGCTGAGCTGCGTGGCGGACGTGGTGCGTGCCTCGGTCTCCGTGGCGATGGCCTGGTTGACCTGGATGAACTGCGCAGCGGAGTCGTCGAACTTGGCGAACAGCTCGGTGATCTGCGTGGCGACGGACGAGTGATCGTCCACCAGCGCGGTCAGGCTGGTCTCTGCGATAGCGATGCGTCCTTCGAGCTTCCGGCGTTCGTCGAACGTCTGGTCGCTGCGGAGGAGTTCTTCCATCAGCGTCTCGGCCGTGTTGTCGATGTCATCGAGCCGGGTCACCAGGATGCCCATGATGGGCGACTGCATGATCGCGTCGATGATCTGCTGGATCGGCAGGGAAGGCTGGTCGCCTTGACCGGGCCAACCAGAGCCGCCGCCAGGAAGGCCGCCAGCACCGTAGGTGCCGAAGTCGAGCTGCTCCTGGATGATGTAGAGGAGCTGTGTACTGTTGAGGTTCAAGTCACGCGCTGGTAGCTGCGTGCCGTCTTCGACGACGACGAGGTTCCTGTCGCGCGGAGTGAACCTGCGGATGGTCACGAGGATTCCCGAGGGAACCTCGGCGGCCAGTTGAATTGTGGTGGGGCCAGTCCAGGTGAAGGACTGCTCCACAGCATCCCCCACATCCCCTGCGAACACCCGGATGTCTTCGGAGTGCAGGTAGGGGAAGGGGATGGTGTACGTGACCGCTGACTCCGCGAGGTACATCACGAAGGAGTAGCCACGAGCCAGTGGGTTCATGTGTCTCCAGAGAGTTAGGGAGTGTCGCCCTTCGGGAGCTGTGAAGCTGCCCACGAGAGACCGTTACGAACGCCAGTGACGTTCTGGAACCACAGGAGCGACATCGCATCCTTGGCTTGCTTCTGTGTGACCTGTGCATGTGGATCGAGTGCTGTCACCGCGAGCTTCGGAAGACCCCACAGGGCACGTCCGGTTGCCAGCGAGGGGATGCCCTGTACACCGGAGTCCAGGCCCGTGGAGCGGCCATAGGCGAAGACAGGAGTGTCATCACCACCGAGGGCCTTCTTGAGACCCATGTCGTGTGCAACGGTGTCCACCATGAACGGGAGGATCGAGGAGTAGCTGGACTGCTGGAACGCCTGCTTGCCAATCGTATCCATCGTCATCAGCTTCTCCCGCTTCTCCGGGTCGCCGATGGTGTTGACGTAGTTACGAGCGGCCATGCCGATACCTGCGAACAGCGTGGAACCCATCCACATCTGCGCCGTCTGCCAGTCACGCATGTGCAGCCCGTGCAAGAGCACCGAGGTGTACGAGTTGGTCTGGAAGGTACGGAACTGAGTGAAGATGCGCCCGGTCGCTGAGTGCATGAGCTGGATGGTGTCACCAACACCGCCTTCGCCCAGGTAGCGTTTCGCATTGCGATGGACGAACAGTGCCAGGAGACGCTTGTCATCCGGCGACCACTTGTCCCAGGACTTTGCTATGTCCTTGACGCCCGTCATGCCCTTGAGGTTTCCAAAGAGACGAGCTTGGTCAGCAGCGTCCAGGCCACCTGCACGCAGGCGGTTCAGTGCGCTCTTGTGGATCGACGCACGGTTGGCGAGGTCGATGATGTAGCTGGTGATGCCGGTGCCAGCGAGGCCCTGGTTGAACTGCACCATAGGTGCAATACCGGAGACCACGGACATCGCACGCTGTGCGTACTGCTCACCCTGGTCGAGCTTGTTCAGCGCCTTGCCTACCGCCTTCTCGTTGTTCCACACGGACTCGCCCACGGAGTCCAGGCGCAGATGCGGCTGGTTGCGGATGAAGTCGGTGCCGAAGCCGGATAGCTCGGAGATGAAGCGCGCCTCGTCAGTGGAGAACTTGCCGGTACGCATGTTGCGCACCATGTCCACCGCCGCAGGGGCCGCCTTCAGTGCGTTGCGGAAACCCACAGCGCCCAGCGTACCGCCCACACTCTCCAGCATCGTGAAGCCCACCTGGCCCATGGAGGTCAGGAAGTTCCACCCACGAGCCAAGCGGGAACCGCGAGTCCACGCGGAGTGCGGTGCGTCGGACGTGGACTTGCCGAGGATCGAGTTGAACGTGATGTCGAGTGCGCGGGACAGATCGCTGTCGCCAGCCTGCTTGCTTTGAGCCAGGAGGAACGCCTTGTACTTGTCCAGCTCCGCTTGCGTGCCGATGTTGGCGTGCTTCTTCAGCGCTGCCCAGCCGGACA